GTTCTCACTTGCTGTGACTTCTACATTGTTAAGTCGTTGTCCTTCAAGAAGTGAAACTCTATTCTGTATACCTGATAGAAACCAAACCATACCACCTGCTTGTGCTGCTAGGAATGTAACCATAGCAACTGGTACTTTAAAATCTTTCATTAAATTAACCTTCAATAAGTGTACCAAATGATCTACGTATCTCACGTAGTTCTTCAAAGTCTTTTTGTTTTGTACCTCCATCATATGCCCATGCATATCCTTCGGTAATCATTTGTTCGTTGAGTGACACTTCTGCATCCCCAATGTATAGCCAGCCCAATAAGCGACCATACTTCCCGACCCCACCAACAAGCTCAGTCCGAATAGATAACTCATCGTCACCAGACAAAGTAGTTTCCAATTTTTCTTTAAGCCAGTTGGTTGCATCTATTCCTAAAGCCTTTTCTTCTAAATCACGTGTACGTTTTTCAGGAGTATCCACCCCTGCTACTCTAACACGTTCTTTCTTATATAGATCAAAACCTAAATCAATTGTAACATCTATTGTGTCACCATCAAGGACTTTGTTTATCTCCGTCACTCGGAAGTTGTAGCAGCTCTTTCTGCTCGGTGGTATCATCGCTCCCATTTGGCCAAAATTCATCGTACTTAAATATGTAGTAGATTACGACACCTACCGAAACAAGTAAAATACCAATCATTATATTGATTGACCAAACTACTTCATTCATGATACTTTGGTGCTAGATGAAGCTTCGGTTGAGTCTGGGTTATCCTTCAACCATTGGGCGTAATTAAATCCTGAGTTAGGTGGATAAATGTACTTACCGTTCTCATCAAAATTAGGACCAGTTTTCTTAGAAGTATAGGTAGGATATGGTCGCAATCCTGCTCTCATTTCATTACCTATTCTTCTCCTTCTTTGATTACCAGTCTCATGATCTTCAGGCATAGTTGGCCATGATGATCCTAAAATTCTTTTGATATCCTCTTTGGTATAACCGTTAGGGTGAATCATATATTCCGTATGGTGTTAGATCATATTTTGCCATCTTTAGAGGTTCATGTTCAACTACAGGTGGTTTACCTATAATGTCTTCAACTTCAGCTACTATCTTTTTCTTAGAGATATGATATGGTGTTGGTGCATTTTGTAAGCACACTTGTAGACACAGTAATTGTTCGTCAGTAAATGTGAATGTATTCATCTTTTTACATCGTGTGCACAACCATCTCCTTTATAATTGTCACTATCATAAAACCCTCCTCTGGTACCAAAGTAGAGTGATAGAACAACAAAAGGAACTGCTGTAGTTATTAGGACGGATTCTAAGAGCATTAATATAACTTCTCTTCTTGTTCAGTTAGTAGTGTTACTGTATCACTGGTTGGCATAGCAACACATGTAAGAACGTAACCTTCTTCCATCTGATCATCATCTAAAAATGATTGTTCTTCTTGATTAACAGTTCCTTCTGTAATCTTCATTGCACATGATGAACATGCACCTGCTCTACAAGATGAAGGATGATCAATACCTGCTTCTTCTAAAGCATCTAAAATTGTAGTATCTTCATCACATTCAAAAGTTTCTGTTTCACCTTCAGGTGTTTTTAAAGTAATAGTAGACATATTATAATTAAAGGTTGATATATTTATTGTACGTGAATAACACCCTTCATACCAGCACCAGCATGAGGGTCACATTGGAAAGCATAGTCACCTGCTACATTAAAGGTAACATCAAAACTTTCACCAGGTGAAAACGCTAGGTCTCCATGTGATAGTTCATCATGATCTGCAAAGATAACATTGTGTGGAGGAAGTTCGTTATTAACAAACGTAACTGTCTCTCCAACATTAACTGTTAGTTCACATGGTTCAAATACCAGCATACCACCAGCACCCATTTGTATCTCAGCAGCCCAAGCTGACGATGCTAATGAAAATCCCAAACATATTGAGACAATCATCATTGTAATTCTACTCATCCACCACATAATTTCGTGTTTATATTTTGTAATTGTTTGCATGATTAATGACCCATAGGAATGCCACAAGCCATTAAACGAGAGATGTTATCAACCTCTTCGCTATTACAGTAGTCAACAAAATGAGGATGTCCTTGTAAGAAAGGAACATCCTCTTTACTGTGTTCTATTGCTTCGTATGCACTAACTGCATATTCACATATTTCATGATGATGTTTTTGTAAGTCGTGATAACCGACAACGTAATGCTTCTGTTTAGTCAGGGGCATGATAGTTTCAATCCCATACTACAATTATTTAGAATACGAATTAGTTACAAATACTCAATGTGTTCTATTCAAAATCAATCCCAACTTCATCCTTAACATCTAAATCTGGAAGGTGTGGTTCAACCCAATGATCTGAATTGTCTATACCAGCAGCATCAACATATTTCATTATATGCTGATCTACTTGCCTAAAGATATCATGTAAGTTTAAATCCATTCTTATATCATGTGCAATCTCAGCAACCTGTTTCTCTGTTAAACAATGATCAGGGTGAAGTAAATCACAACAAGGAATTCTCTTTTCAATGAGTTCGTTTAGGTTAATACGAATCTCGTAGTCTTGGTATACAGGCATAATTAATCCTCCTTAATCTGTTCCATAGGTACAGTCACAGAACAGTATCCTTGCTCACACATTTTTTCCAATTTACCAATTAATTGTTCATACTGATCCCAGATATACTCTGAACCAGATGCTTCCATTGCTAAACGACACGCTCTCTTGAGACGAAATACGTCAGTTTCCGATAATCTCATAGATGTAACTGATAACCACCTATTAATTATAGGTGATTCTACGTATGTTACAATGATTTTTCTAATTTGTTAGGATTTTAAATCATTTCATAGCTATGACTAAATGGTCTTAGTCCTCTGCTTTTGTTCTGCCTGTCTTGTAAGTCTTGAAGTCTCTGGATATTCTCCTGAGTTTTTTTAATATCGTCTATCTTTTTTTGAACTTCTGATAGTTCCTTATTGATATCCATTGTGGTGAAAAATGCTTCACTTATGACCGCCCTGCCTAAATCTCACAGCAAGTTGTAGGTCTAAGTAATTCTATTTATGCACTTACAGCATTATTATCCTTATCGTGTCTCTGATATGCTGCTGGAGTCCTAGTGCTGTTGTCACTATTTCTTGCTTGGAAGGTACCAGGAGTTCGTGCGGAATTATTATTGTTACGAGCTTGATAATCTCCATTCCAATTCTTGTATGTCTTAGTTGCCCATCCCTCATTACCTGAGAATTGATTAACTGTACTGCTTCCTGGTTGAGGATCTACAGCATTATTATCTTTATCGTGTTTTACGTATGCCATTATCTTTTTCCTCCTCCCATTTGTTTAAGCATTTTTTGAAGTTCTGATGTACTTCCCACAAACATAGCATTATTAGTCACCTTAGTAGGACCAGATTTATCTTCATCCAAATCCTTCATTTTCTTATGTAGGTCAGCAAGTTTGTCAGTCATGTCTGCAACATGCTTCATTGCTGCTACAGCAACTTCAAATGCTCTTGGATGCCCTGACTCCTGAGCAACTTCTAAAGCACCGTTAACTGCCTCCTGACCCTTATCTATAAGTGAGTATAATTCTCCCCTAGTATATTCATAGTCCTTATCTCTGTCCTCTGAGACATCTCTGGGTTCTTCTTCTTTCTTGATTGGAGGTTTATCAGCAACCTCAATATTAAGAAGTTCTTCCATGTTATCTTCTAGGTTCATAAGTATTCAACTCCTTCATTAAATCCAAAATCATCACCAGCATCAACTAGTACATCATCTGCTGCATCAATGACACCATCAGTGTTGATATCTGTTTTAGCTTTAGGTGTATATGTTCTAGTAATAGTTCTACGATTAACTGCAAGATCACCAAGTGTCTCATGAATGATTGCTTTCTTAATAACGTCTGCAGTATTGTAAGGACCGTATAGATATGACTTCATAGTAAAGTTTAAAGTATATACGATATACCTACGTTCGTAAAAACTATCATCCCAAGCATCTTCATAGGAAACATTATTTAATACAACAGCAATATCTTTCTTCTCATTCATGTCAGGTATCATGTTGAGAGTTATAGAGAAAGATGGTTGAAAGTAAGGTAATATTTGCTCAGTAATTTGTAGTGCATCATCTTGTGACTTAGCAATAACACCAAGTTCAAATGATAAGTTATATGGTACAGGAACGTACTGTACTCTTACCTCACCACCATTATCTGCAATGATAGTTTTATATTTTTGAATAGGAGATGTCTTTCTTGTAGCATCATAATCAATACTAGTCATCTCAAAATAAAGACGAGGTAATGTGATTGCTACTTTTCTACTAGAAGCGTTTTCTTCTAAACGAACAAGAAACTTTTGTTTAGGACCATACGCCAAAGGAACTTTTAATTCCTCCAAGACATCACCAGTGCTTGGATCTGTACTCTTCATTGTAATATTATTGAAGAGTGTACCAAACGCCACAATGTTCTTACGAACAATTTGATTGTAAAAATGTGAACCTAACATTATATGCTACCTGTAAAATTACCAAACTCACCAAATGGATTACCTTCTGACCAATCCACTATATTATCAGCATCATCTTCAATCGCTCTATTTTGATCGTAGCTGCTGTTGGAGTTATTTAGAGTATCGTATGATTCTGGAGACCACATAGCACCAGAAGTCTGACCTTTAATAACTTCAGCAGTTGTAAATGTACCAGTACGATTAATTACTTGGAGTTCTCTAGTTGCTGCATCCCAAGACTTGACTTCAGCTCTATTATCCTTGGGTGAATAATCAATAGTGACCGTAGGAGCAGAAGTGTACCCAGACCCACCTGAAGTAATATTAATACCGCTAACAATACCCGTACTAGAGACTGTCGCTGTTCCTGTAGCACCTGTTCCACCTCCTCCTGTAAACGTAACTGATGGTGGTAAAGAAGATTTGTAATGCAGACCACCGTCAGTTATAGTAATTGAATCTACTGCATCACCACTAATAATAGCTGTTCCTTTAGCAAGAAACTCATCGCCAACAACTTCTTCACCAACAGTGAAGTCTCCTGTGCCACCTGGATCCATGATAAGCTTAATAGCATTATCAAAGAGTTGTTCAACTGCATCAATCTCTGCAACACCAGTGTCAAAGTCGTCTTGACCAACCTCGTAGATTTCAGCAGTAATAGCATAAAATTGAATTTTTCCAAACTGGAAGAATGGTTCTTCCTTACCAACAAATTTAATCTCATAAATGTCTTGTGTTAATGGAAAATATAAGAGATCACCTTCATTAGGTCTTTCGGATACAGTTAAAGTAGGATTATGCTCTGCTACTTCTTCTGTCCATCTTCTAGTAGATACACGAAATATAATTTCATCAGTTATTCTTAATCCAAACTTACTAATAAATTCTGCGTTATCTCCAAATCCAGTTACGTTTTGAAGTAACATTTCTATTTGAAATTGTTCTTGGTACTTAGAGTATCTAACTTCGTCTAATGTACTATCTTGTAGAACTATTCTGGGTATGTAATATACATCTGAGCCAAACAATTTAATCTGCTCATCAACAAGATCCTGTACTAGACCTTGTTCACCAGAATGTCCTTGATAGTAAGTTGGAAAATAATTACTGGTAGGCATTTTATCCGATCATATCCATTGGTGGAATTGCATATTTAGAGAGTACCTCACCCTCTATCATTCTAATCTCAGATACAGCATCCTCATATATTTGTCTACCATTTAGTGTAATACCACCTGGTAATTGAACATCTTTATACTTAATTAAATTCTGCCCCCATTGTTTTTTCATGAGGGAAGTTGCATACAATTTAACAAATCTATCATTGTACATTTCTGTAGCTTCTGTTGGATCTATTAAACGATGTGCTTCTATCAATAAGTTCTGTCCTGTTTGAAGAAAATCCTTATCAATATCTAAGTATAAACGATCACGACGCTGAGTATATCTAAACTGCTGGAATGAACCATTGTTTAAAACCATATCTAGAGTCTCTAGATATTGCTTGGTCATATAGTAGTTTAAGATATCAAGGGATCCAAAGGCATACAAATCATTTAAGAATATTCTATACTCAATACCAAATAAGTTAGAACGAATAGAGTTACCTACCATTCCAAATACCTTACTAATACCAGTTACATGAGCTGGTATTGGTATATAATTTGTTGCTTCTTTCCAATCTGTTTGAACTGCACCCTCAGTTTTAGATGTAGTTACTGTTGCTGCAAGACGAGTTTTATCATCATCAGTCATCTCATGAACAAGATAACAACGCTCCATGCCATTATAACAATTCTCTTGAAAGAACTGAAATGTATCATCAATAACGTTATTAACTTGTTCATCATCAATGTTTACCTGTAAAACAGGTTCACCAAGATTTCTCTTACAATATGTAATAAGATCTGTTTTAGATGCTGGTACCGCCATTACTCACAATAATCCCTTCCTACCTATTTAGGAATTATTATTCAGTAGGTTCTACACTCGCTGGAGTACCTGGTGCTTCTGTTGTAGGTTTTTCTTCTGTTAAAAGACCAATAGTTTCTAAACCACCTAATAGTTTAGTCTTATATTCTTTTGCTTTTTCTAAATTCTTTTCTAACTCAGCAATTTGAGTATCAGTTTTTGCAATTTGCTCTTCAAAATTTTTCTTGAGCTCAGTCGGATCCATAGTCATAATCAAAAATGATGATGTGTATTAGTATTTATACGTACTTTACAGCGAAGAAAAATGTGTAGTTTGTAGTACCAGTATTTGATTGTGGACCCCAGAACATTTCAGGACAACATGTGTCACCAGAGTTTCTATTCTCACAACCATATGATTTTGAACTATCCTGAGATAAGTAAGGACCACCGTTACCATCTAATCTTTGTGTTCCAATACGGAATCCCCATGAACCATCATCAGAAGCAAACCTACTAGTTGAGTTATATCCATTACTATTAGGATACTGACCATCAGAATAATAAGTAGATGTATTACCACTAACATCTTCTACAGTAGATCCATCTGCATTTAATACGTAACAATATAAGTTTCTATCGTTCATAGGATACCAAAAATCCTTTAGTGGAGTTGGTGTTGTATAATCCCTATAAGCCATGAAAGCAATTCCTCTATAGTTACTGCCATCATATCCAGCAAATATCATATATGGATATCCATCCAAAGTTGCGTTTGGCATACCATCACTAAGTTCTATCTGATTTCCATTATCCCATTCATTATATTTAAAATATCCTCTAGATGTAATAGGAGAAGATGTACCCTGTTGACTTTCTGCCATTCCTCCATAACAAGGAGTTGCAACTAAAACATACCCTTCATTTTCAAATACTGTTCTAATTGAAGTTACATCATTATATCCGTAAGATGACAATTGACTATTAAGAGTTTCCATAACACCAAATAGACCAGCACCACCTGATAAACTACCATCACATTTTCCCCAAGCATCACTGTTATCAAATGGATCAATTCCATAATATACTTCTAAAGTAACTGTCTCAGTATTATATCCAATATAACCAATAGCTGGACTGCTAGGTCTACTTGAATTAGTCCATGTAGGTATAATTAAACTACTTGGAGTATATCCTTTTGGAAAATTAACAGTATTACCACTAATGGAAAATAATGTTTCTCCATTCAATGTTTGTAATGTATTTGCTCTTACGTATGACATGGTTAATTATATTTGACAGCGAAGAAGAATGTAAAACTTGTAGTACTAGTATTTGATTGAGGACCCCAATACATTTGAGGACAACATGTGTCACCAGAGTTTCTATTCTCTGTTCCATATGAGTTAGCTTGGTTATTAGACAAATGAGGTCCACTCCAGTTACCATTTAGTGACTGAGCTCCAATACAGAATCCCCAACTTCCATCATCTTGAGCGAATCTATTATTCTGATAATATCCATTACTATTAGGATTTTGGTTATCAGAGAACCATGTGCTTGTATTTCCAGAAGTATCAGTTCTAGTAGATCCATCTGCATTTAATACAAAACAATATAGATTTCTAGTTTGGTTAGGATAGAAGAAACTTTTTAGTGCAGTTGGTGAACTATAATCCCTATAAGCCATGAAAGCAATTCCTCTATAAGTACTTCCATCATATCCAGCAAATATCATATGTGGATATCCATTAAGAGCACTATCAGGCATACCATCAGATAATCTTATTTGAGTTCCACTATCAAATTCATTTCTAGCAAA